AAGCAGGACCGCGTGTGATGGCGTTCGGTATCGCAGAAGCGGTCGGCGCAGGGCTCAAGGTCCTTGACAAGTTCGTTCCCGATCCTGCGGCTAAAGCCGAGGCAGAAAAGGAACTGCGTAATGCGCTTCTTGCGTGGGATATTGAACAAATTAAAGTCAACGCTGCCGAGGCGACGAACCCGAATCTTTGGGTATCTGGCGCTCGCCCTGCTCTGCTATGGATATGCGCTGTGGGTTATGGTTGGCATTACATCCTCTACCCCGCTCTTTTCTTTCTAGGTTCCGTGTTCCAAGTCACTGGTATGCCGCAACGTTCTGGTATTGATGGCGGCTTGTTTGAGTTGGCAATCGCGCTGCTTGGGTTAGGTGGGTTACGCACATATGAAAAAATTAAGGGTGTGGCTCGGCAATGAAGCAGTTAGATGCGCGGTCGCTAAAACGTCTTGAGGGTGTGCATGAAGATCTGGTTGAAGTGGTTAAACTCGCGTTTGACCGCACTTCGCAGCCATTCATCGTGACTGAAGGTTTGCGTTCTGTTGACCGCCAAAAACAGTTGGTGGCCGCGGGGGCATCAAAAACCATGCGGTCACGCCATTTGACAGGCCACGCCGTCGATCTTGCGGCGTTTATTGATTTGAACGGTAACGGCCAAAAAGACATTAACGAAGCAATCCGCTGGGATTGGCCGCTTTATTACAAACTCGCTGACGCCATGCGCATCGCCGCCGAAGAACTTGACGTGCCGATTGAGTGGGGCGGCCACTGGCGCCTGCTAAACGGCAACGGTCCCGTCAAAGAAGGCGATCTGGCGCAGTTTGCGGATGGCCCGCACTTTCAACTTCCGTGGGCTTCCTATCCACTCACATAAGTTTGCTTTTATCCTTGACGCCGAGCAGCTCCTCGCGCTCCCGCGCGGCGCGCACAACGGTAAACTTCTGGTGCAACCGTGTCAGCACAACCTTGCGCTTGAAAGTTTCGCTTTCCTGAATGATCATATCACGAAGTTCGTCTTCGGATTTGCTGTTGATGATTCGATTTAAATCACGCCAAGTCATTTTCATTTCAAAGCCTCTAATGCCACGTCCGATATTGCGCGCTTGTCGTGCAGCGCGCCCCAAATTCTTTCGTCCACAGTGTCGGTCGTTAAGAAAACGTAACACCAAACATCGTGCTTTTGACCGCTGCGGTGCAACCTTCCCACGGTCTGTTCGTAAAGTTCCAAAGACCACGGAAGAGACAGAAACACAATGTGATTGCCGCCATGCTGCAAATTAAGCCCGTGCCCGGCTGATTTCGGGTGTACAAGCAGCAGCGGTATGCGCCCTGCGTTCCAGTTATCCACAGCTTTTTCATCATCTAGTGTTTTTGCCTGTGGATAACGTCGTTTGAGTTCGGCCAGTTCTTCTTTGTAACCGTACGCAATGATCGTGTTGGCGTGTTGGTTCTCATCTAATAATTCGTCAAGCCTATCAAACTTATGTGTACTGATCCATTTAGTCTTGTCTCCGTACACAAACCCCGACGCGATTTGCTGTAGCTTTGATGTGACCACGGCGGCGTTGGCGGCGATGACTTCTGCATCTTCGAATTGCAGCACAAAGTTGCGCTTCATGTCGTTATAATCGGTCATGTCCATGCCGCACTTGACCTCAACGACGTGGAGTGGCGGCAGTTTGTCTTTGTAATCGCCGGGCTCAAGCACAAACGTAGCAGGTTTAATGCGCGTCATGACCTGCTCAAGCGCGTCTTTGCGCGGTTCCCAAGTGTTAAAGTCTTGGTTGGTGCAAACAAAATACTGCTGCAAGAACGCGCCTTTAGAGCGGCCAAGCAGGCGTTGGTCAACGATCTTGCACTGGCCAAACACGTCCTCAAGCCCGTTTGACGTGAACGAACCAGTCAACCCCCACCTGATCGGTATCTGGTCGATGACCTTGGCGAGCGCTTTGAACCGCGCGCCTGAGGGGTTTTTGAGCCGCGTCAACTCATCAAAAACTATAATGCTAAAGTCTAACTTCTCTGTGGATAACCATTGCAGGGTGTCGTAGTTTGCCACGACGATATGCGTGTCGGCGTCAAGCGCCGCTTTACGCTGTTTTGGCGTTCCAACCGCAACCGACATTGTGAGGCGCGGCGCCCATTTCGGCAACTCGACCGGCCAAACGTCCAGACAAACGCGTTTGGGCGCCAGCACCAACACACGCTTAGCGTGTCCGTCGCGGATCATGTCCTGAATGGCAGTCAGCGTCAGGGCTGTCTTGCCAGCACCAACCGGTGCAAGAACCATAGCGCGGTCGTGCTCGTACAAGAAATCAGCGGCTTGGTTCTGATACGGTCTTAACCCAATCATCTACTTCACCCTTTGACCACAATACCGTATAGTTCTGTTTCAATCTGAACATTTCAGTCGCAAACGCGCGTTGGAGCGGCGAGATCGTGCCGCCTTCCGTCTTGATCTCGACGAACCATGTCGAGCCATCTGGCAGGCAGGCAATGCGGTCGGCGACGCCGCGGTGCGCGGGCGACGTAAACTTGTACGACCGACCGCCAATCTCTTCGACGCGCTTTTTGAAATATTGTTCAACGTGTTTTTCTAACATGCTTATCCACATAAAGCGTAATAAATTGTTTGACAACTCAGATGGCGCAATCTTAGTGTGGATACATCAACACAAAGGGAGACAGTAGAGTAATGGCACATAGTACGATTGTAGGTGGCAGCACAGCGAAGCGGGTAATTTCATGCCCCGGCAGCGTGGCGCTCGTCCAGAAAGTTCCGCCGGCGCCATCAAGTTCTTACGCCGACGAAGGCACGCTGCTTCACGAAGTAATTGCAGAAATCATGCAAGATGGCCTTGAGCCAAAAAAGTTTATTGGCCGTGAGTATAACGGTATCACACTGACAGAAGAGCTTTATGGCGCAAAACTTTTGCCCGCGCTTTTGCTGTTTGAAGAATTGGACCCCAACGGCGAAATGGAGTTGATGGTTGAAACACGGGTATCTTTTGGTCAGTTTATTCCTGACGTTTTTGGGTCTTGCGACGTGCTCGGTCGCATTGGCAGCCGTGCTTTTGTGGTGGACTGGAAGTTCGGGGACGGTGTGCCTGTCATCGCCGAAGAAAACCCCCAGCTTCTCTTCTACGCCGCAGCCGCCCGCCGAACCGAAGAAGCCAAGTGGATCTTCAAAGACGTGGACAGCATTGAATGCGTTATCATCCAACCCACACGTGGTATGTCTCGCTGGGTGACGACACTTGACCGTCTTGACAGGTTTGAGCGCGATTTGAAGCGCGCGGTTAAGACCGCGCAAATGCCAGACGCCCCGCTCGCCGCTGGCTCACACTGCCGATTCTGCGCGGCAAAGCCGATCTGCCCGATCAAGACGGGCGAGGCCGACCGCGCTGTGGTTACAACCTTGCAAGCGCTAGACGTTGATGAGTTAGGACACTACCTCAACATGGCAAAACGCCTAGAGGAATGGTCGGCTGACCTGCACAAACTTGCTCAGCGTATGCTTGAGGCGGGTGTGCCGATTCCCGGCTGGAAACTTGTCCCGAAGCGCGGAATAAGACAATGGGTGGATGAAGAGCTTGCTAAAGTCGAGCTGTTCAAGCACTTGAAAGAATCTGACGTTGTAGAACATAACCTGATCTCTCCAGCTAAGGCGGAAAAGCTGTTGAAAGCACAGCGTGTCCCTTTACCGAACGATCTGGTTGTGTCTGTATCGTCGGGTAGCACGCTGGCACCCGAGGATGATCCTCGGCCCGCCGTGCTCAACATCGGGAAGCAACTGGTTGCTGCCCTTGGTAAAATAGGAGAATGAGTAATGTCTACTGAAGTATCGACTTTTTCTAAAGCAAACCTCCCCGCAGTCTCTAGCCTGACCGACGCTCTGCGTTCCATTCAAACGGACGTAGGCCCCGGCGGTGTTGCCATCTTGAAGATGGACAAGACCGGCCACTGGGTATTCGGCGCCGATCAGACTGAAGTGCAGGAAGGTTCGACTTGGGCTATCAACCCGTTCTCGTTCGTCCACGGCTTTATTGCTTGGGGTGAGGGTGAAGTTCTTGGGGAGAAAATGGTTCCTGTATCAACGCCGCTTCCAGAAATGGACGCAGCTCCTCCGGGCGCAAAGCGTGGTTGGGAAACACAAGTCGGCATGTCTCTTAAATGTCTTGACGGTGATGACGCGGGTCTTGAGTGCCGGTTTTCTACAACGTCCGTTGGTGGCAAACGCGCAGTGTCCGCGCTTGCTGTTGCTATCGCGGCGCAGGTAGAAACCGACCAGTCAAAGCCGGTCGCTGTCGTCAGGCTCAAGAAAGAGCATTACCAGCATAAGTCTTATGGCCGCATTTACACACCAGTGTTTGAGGTCGTAAAGTGGATCAGCATGGACGGCGATGATGCGCAGTCCGAGTTGCCACTTGAAGAGGCTCCTGCCGCAGGCCGTCGCCGTCGCGCAACGGTCTAATCAAGGTGCGGGGCGGTTAAGCCAGCACTCAAGGATGTTGCACACACGGTCTTTTCTGGCTTTCTGCCGTGTCTGGTTGAGCAACAAAATTGACGCCCCAACCCTTTTAGTAAGGTACAGTAAAATGGTTGTTAAGCCGGTAAGTCGGCAAGATTGCGCCGATTATATACTTCGTATTCACTACGCGCGCAGGTGGCCGAGCATAAGCTATGCGTTCGGGCTGTTTGATGGCGACGCGCTTTGTGGTGTCGTGACATACGGCACTCCGCCTAGCACGACGCTTAGAAACGGCATAGCAGGTTCGGAGCATGGCAGCAGCGTGCTGGAATTAAATCGCTTGTGTTTGCGCGAGAACCACAAAAACTATGCGAGCGAATTAGTCGGCAAAAGTTTGCGTTTATTGCCACCAAACAAAATTATCGTATCGTTTGCTGACACAGCGCAAAACCACATCGGCTATGTTTATCAAGCGACAAATTTTATCTATTGCGGGCTTTCTGCAAAGCGAACCGATTGGAAAATTAAAGGCCAAGAGCATTTGCACGGGTTTACGATTGCGGATAAATTTCGCGGCGTAGAAAATCGTGCAAAAGCGATACGCGCGCATTATGGCGACGATTTTTATTTGTCGCCTCGCCCGCGCAAGCACAGATACATATACGTAGTTGGGAGCCGAAAATACAAAAAACAGGTTTTGTCTCAACTTCGCTACCCGCAACAACCATACCCAAAGGCACAATATGCTCTGGCTTGATTTCGAAACGCGTAGCCGTTGCGATCTGACGGTTTACGGCGTGTACAATTATGTCCTTGACCAGAGCACCGAGGTGCTTTGCATGTCGTACGCGTTTGACGATGAAGAGGTCAGGACGTGGACGCCAGATCAGCCGTTCCCGCTGCCGGTCATGCACTACACCGGACAAATCCGCGCGCATAACGCCGCGTTTGAGCGTCTTGTGTTGTGGAACGTCATCGGCACGCGTCATAAGCTGGAACAGTTTTATTGCACCGCAGCACAGGCGCGGGCGAATTGTTTGCCGGGCTCGCTAGAAGACATTGGCCGCGCGATCAGCTCTAAGATGAAGAAAGACCACCGCGGCGCGCAGTTGATCCGTCAACTCTCCATGCCGCGTCCTGACGGGTCGTTCAACGAAGACCCAAAACTGATGGCCGAGATGATCGCCTATTGCGAACAGGACGTCAGAACGATGCGTGCTGTCAGCAAAGCCATGCGTGACTTGAGCCTGCTTGAACTGGCGGATTACCACGTCAACGAGCGTATCAACGACCGCGGCGTGCTGATCGACCGCCCGCTTGTGCGCGCGGCTCGTAAGTTTGCAAATGTCGAAATGAACGACATCCACGACACAGTGCGTGAGGTTACGAACGGCGAGTTGGTGTCGGTGCGCAGCCCTAAAATGCGTGAGTGGGTCTATGAGCGCGTCGGCCCGCGCGCTCGGCAGTTGATGCAGAAAGACAACAAGACCAGCATTGACAAGACTGTACGTGCGGCGCTGTTGGCACTTGAAGACCCAGAAGAAGTGCCACCTGATGTGATGGAGGTCGTGCAGTGCGCGGACGATCTGTGGGCGTCGTCTGTCGCGAAATTTCAGCGGCTTGACAATTTGGCCGACCTTGAGGACGACCGCGTGCGCGGTGCGTTTGTGTTTAACGGCGGCAGCGCTACAGGCCGTGCCTCTTCATACGGCGCACAAGTCCATAATTTTACGCGCAAATG